TCTTGCAAAAGCCCACTGTTGTGGTGTTGTGCCTGGGCGGTGGCCGGTTTTCCATGCAGCCATTCCTCTGTCATATACCTTTTTTAGAATACCATATGAAATACCCGACTTGTCTGCTTTTTTTACCAATCCGTCGATCTTCTTTTCTTCTAAATCAGTTTCTTCTTTATAATTTGCATTGATAGATTTTTTATATAGATTTTCTAAATCCCTACCCTTCATTCCTCTGAACGATTTGGCAATGTCAAATGCATATGACTTCAGTGAAGATTTGTTTCCTTTAGATTTGATTACTTTATGAAGAGCATCAAGGGCTGCTTTGTTCATCAGTTCTTGATTGGATGCAAGTGCTTCTGCTACGCTTTCTGGAACACAATTTGGAACCATCTTACCGTTCTTCTCTTTCATACCTACTTGTTTATATCCATTCCAGCATCCATCAGCCTCTTTTTTCAGACTTTTACCTTCTGAATCATAGCCTGGCTTTCCGGCCTTTTCTTTTTTAGAAATTGCTATCGCTGCTCTTTGTGCAGCAGAATGACCAGCGCCTTCCTGTTTGTCTTTCTTTTTGTCATCTTTTGACATAGAACCTTTTTTAACAACGCCAGAATTTTTGATTTTATTAACCAATTTCATGCGGCGCATGTTAGAAATTTCTTCGATATAATCTGGAGACTCTTTTCTCATTCTAGGTTCCTTTCTATTATAATGCTGCGATACCAAACTCAAGTTTTTTGAATCGTTATTTAATGGATTATTATCTTTATGGTGTACATCTTTGCCATCGCCACGTTTTGCTTTACCAGCCTTTTCCATTGCATATCTTGCACGTTTTCTGGCTCGGTTTTTCTCCATTTGTTCTGGTGTTCCGTGATATTGCTCACGCTCTTTTTTATAATCTCTTTCTTCGTATTTAATAACTTTATCAGGCGTTTTGAAATTTTTCTTCCGCATAATAGTTTTCATTACAACATCAAATTCATCATTAGTTCTATCATAAGTGATAGCAACAGGAATATTGATATCAGTTTGAATATCTTTCAATACTGCCTCAGCACCAGCCATGCCCTTGATAGATTTACCCTTTTTAGCGTATACTTTCTTAATAAAATCAGCAAGTTCTTTCATTGTGATGTTTGGATTATTTCTATCATCATCCATTCTATCACCAAAGTGTCTTGTAAAATTGAAATCAATATCAAACTTTTTAAATAGTTGATCTACTACTTTCTCAAATGCTTTTATTTGTTTCAATCCAATCAATCCCATTTGATTGCCTTCTTCTATTACTTCTTCGCCATACATTTGTCTGTACTTTTTGGTGTGTTCTGATTCTTTAGTTTTTGCATTTGCATCGCCTGGCGCAGGGCCTGATTTTTTCTTTGCAAAATGTCTTGCTCTCGCTTGTTTTGTTGATTTAGACATTTCATCGCCATCGGCATCTTTTGCGTAGTATTTTTTAGGTTGCGTACCTTTTCTATCTTCGATATCTTTGTCTTGTGCAACTTTTCTTTCTGCAAAAAACTCTTCGTATACTGAATCGTATAATTCGTTATCATCTGCATCGTCAACGTACTCCACAAAATCTGTTTCTAAAAATTCTAACAAGTCTCCATTTACAGAATCTAAAAATGTAGCAAGTTCTTCACTGATATTCATAGACTTCCTCAAAACATCAAATAATTTTTTACCTGTTGTTTTTTCGAATTTCTTAGGCAAACCAGATTTAAATCCGTTGAGTATTTTACCAGTTTTCGGGTCTTTCTCATCTTCATATCTATTTGCAGCTGCTGCTGCTCTCATTTTAGATGCTGACATACCAGAAACACCCTCTGCATCAGGATCTCTTTCACCCGCAGAAACTACTTCAATACCATCTTTAAAATCATAGAAACCATGATCTCCTTTTTTACCATTATATTTGTTAAGTGTAGTTTTAAATTCTGTAACTCTATCTCCACCGACAACCATAATACATCTCTTATAACCCATATCATACAACATAGGAGCAATCAAAAATGCAGTCTTAGCATTTTTATTAGAGATGATATTACGAGAATACTTTGGAAACATCTTTTTCATAAAACCAACCTTAGTTTTATGATCTAAAGGATCCTTTTTGTCATTCTGCGAATGACTAGGAAAGATCATAAAGTCGGCACCTTCTTTTTTAGCAACCGATGCAAGTTTTTTTATAAGTTTTTCGTGTCCTGTGGTTGGTGGATTAAACCTACCAAATGTAAAAACTACTGTGTCTTTCATATCTCTGTTCTCGTAATGCTCGTAATACGCTCTATCTGCTGTGTAATAATTGCTTCTCTATTAGGCCAGAAGATGTATTCTTTTTCTTTGTTCTTCATCAAATTATTTAGGAGCGGTAGGATCAAGTCTTCGACCTCTTTAAGTTTAGAATTAACAATCACCTTTTCATTACTATAATACTCTTTCACTGTTTCCACCTCATCCAACATTTCACTTAGCTTATCAACTACATTATCCATTTTATATTCCAATAACTTGAGGCCCTCTCCAGTGCTTTCAAGTTTTTCAGATACTTCTTCGGACGCATGAGAAGGGGCAATGCTTCTAAGTTCTTCTTCGTCTACAGCAGTAAACCCAAAATCTATGTCATCAGTCATTTAACTGTCCTTCGTATATCTTTATCAGCAGTTTCCCGCAGTTTTCGTTTTTGATCACTCTATGGTATTTGTGATTATCTATTCTAAACATCATCCCACTCAACAACTCAAAGGGAAATTCATTATCATATTGAAATGCCCAACCATCAGATTCTAACACTTCTACCAATCTGTCTTCTCTATCTCTATGCCAAACTAGTTCTTCATTATCAACATCGTGCGAAAATTCTCTTACAAAATGGTCAGAGTTATTATATTCGGAGTATGGTCTCACCTATCACTAATCCTATCACTCAATTTCTTATCTAATTCTTCAATTTTTCTATCAAGTTCTGCCTGAAGTCTTTCTGCTTCACCCAATAATTGATCTAACGCGGTTTCAATGTCATCAATCCATGTTTCATGTTTTGCAAATTCAGTTTCAATCACTCCAAATAATGACAAATAGTGTTCATGATTTTTCGAATCAACATCATTTTGGCTATTATTAGAATCATCCACATACTTTCCCATGTTCGAAAATCTATCATCAATATTACCTGACAACATTTCAAATACTTCGCCAGTTTTATTTTCTAGTTCTACCAATTGCAATTTTAGTTCTGAAACATCTCTCTGTAAATTAAATTGCTTTTCTTGTTCTGTCTTTGCGGTAAGTTCTGCCATCTCAATTTCAAGTTGCATAATTGTTTGTGCTTGTTGAGCAGTCCACCAAACAAACGCACTCACTTGTAGAACTATTGCAACCACAACACCTATACTAAATTTATTATTCATCTACATCTCCTACCAGAAAAAATTACCGCCGCCTGAGAGGCCTAATGCTTTTGCATACTTAGGAAGTCTACATGCCCAATAACCTGCCTTGGTTTTATCATTTTTTTGGTCGCAATTATGTCTAGCCACAAAACTTTTTCTTGCCTGCGGATCATTAATCTTTGCAGTCAACCCTGTAGTATCCCCAAAAGAAACTTTGATGACATTACCTTTGGCATTTTTTACATACACATAATACTTTTTGGAACCACCTCTTTTTGGCTTGTTCAACTCTACATTATCATCTTCTTCGTATAGAGGACAATCTAAAGGAACATGTTCTCCCTCATACATGGCATATTCGCCAATGTCAGTTTCTATGACTTCTAAATCATAATCATCCAATATGATCTGACCATCATAATACATAGTTCTTGCTTTATTGAATGTTTCAAAATAATGCTCAGAACCAACTCTGAATACGTTTTCTAAAAGAGATATCTCATTCTCTACATGATACTGTACCATCTCTTCGATGTTTTGAAATTGTTTAAAACTCTTCATCTTACTCTCTTAACTGATCCATTATGTTTTGCCAGAAATGCCTCAAAAGATACTTCTGGATATTCTTTTTGTAAACTTAGAAACATTTTTAAGTTTGAATTTGCATCATCAAACAGTCTAATTCTTTTATATATTTTTGTATCTAAGTACTTTTTAAAAATAACTTTCTTATTATCCGCAGCAGGACCAGAACCTAAATTTCCAGCGCGTTCCACAAAAATTTTATCTATATCAATCCCTTGCTTTTTAAATGTATCAAGAAATAATTTTTTGTCATCAAAATCTGGTCTTGCCGTTACAATAATAACCTTTGAACCAGCCTTAGTTGCATTTTTCAGTATTACCTTTACTTTATTAATCATTCTGGCAATCGGTGTTGAAGTTTTATTAAACACTTCTGCACTTTTAAACTCCCCAAAATCAAACACTTCTCCAGATTTTTTCTTATATGTATTAAATTCCTGATTGTTTAATTTTTTAACAACTTTTCCATCTTTAACAACCTTTACTTCTGCCTTAGTTATAAACATAGTTTCATCTATGTCAAAGATTGTTAGTCCTTTACCTGAGGCCTCAACTAAAAATGTATTAAAACTTTTCATTTCATCAGACCTTTAATCATCTTTAGTGCCTTTTTACCATCTGCATGTTTTGGATTAATACTTACTTCATCACCATTCATAAAGTCTGATATACTTGCAGACTTTCCAAGAGCAGTGATTGCTTTATGTAGTGGGTCTTTTGGATCATACTTCGTTTCAAATCCACTCTTACCCCTAAGTTCAACCCATTTTTTGTCGCCCTTATTCCACATCTTCAAAACATCCATGTCTTTGCCACGAATGAGTTTGAGTTTAACACCCTCTTTCAAAAAGAAAGAAAAAGGTTTCATTAGTCAATATCCTCATCATTATCCAAAACCGCATAGTCATAAACAGAATCAATATAATCTTTTGCTTTTGTTACTTTAGAAACAATCCAAGGCTCAATGTCAAATTCATCCATTTGAGGTCTAGCCATCTCTGCTTCCATCGCTTCCATCAATTCATCTATTTTCTTAGACATTATAACCATATCACGCATCATCATCTCAGCGGTTTCAGACACAAAATCTCTCATCTCATTAATGTCTTCATTCTGTCTTTTCAGAACTGTCGAAACTTGTGGATGATCAGATAAACCTCTTTTGATTTTGTCGATTGCTTTAACTGCGCCAGTCATATTACCACCCTTATATCGTGGGTCAGATGCAATACCAATGGCCATTTTAATGTCTTTAGACGAAAACTTTGCTTCATCAAGAATTTCTGTAATATTTCTTTTTGCCTTTTGGCCATCAATCCATTTCTTTGCAGCTTTATTTGTAGGAGTTTTCTTCGCCCATGCAGAGATTGATCTATATGTCGCCATAACATCTCTTTCAAAATCTGCACCATCAGAGTTGTCTACAATGAACATCTTTGCTTTGAATGCTCTTTGGAATTTTCCGATATTATCTTGCACACCCTTCCACATTTTTCCAACTTCGGTTGCGCCTAGAGTTCTACTTCTTGCAGCATCTCTTGCAACTGCTGTTTCTAAATTTGTGTTAACGAAAATCATTGCAGTCTCATAACCAAGTTTTTCTAATTGTTTTTTCTGCTTGGAGATCTTATCGTAATCTTTTCCTGTACCATCAACAACCAAACCCAATCTACCTTGCACATAGAGTGATTGTTGTTTAGATGTAACCTTCTTAGATACAACTCTTGCAGCCTGCCCTGCATCTGACCAAATATCATCTGGTTCCATTTTTAAACCTGCCTTTTGCAGGGCTTTTTCAAATGCGGGGTCGGAGTTTACAATTCTCATTCCCAAAGAACTAAGTGCAGTTTTACCCACAATAAACGATTTACCAGAACCTGGCCCACCAGCAAGAAAAACTGCCTTAAAAATAGAAGGATCGTTAACTCCCTCTTCCAATTTAATTTTTTCGATGATGTGTTTAATATCCATTTACTTATCCCATGCCTTTGCTGCAGTAAAGTTATTAAAACTGAATTCCATCCTATCAACTAGCTTAACTGCATTAGTTCCAGTATGGTCAATGGCAACATATCCTTCTGGATTTGATACCTTATAACCCTTATCAGTTCTAACAAAAATATCTGTCATTTGTTTTATACTATTTAGTTTATTTACAATTAGAGTTTTTGCAGTAATCAACTCTTCCATGAAATCTACAATAGCATAAACAGCAGAGTCTAACTTCATCAATTTCTTGACTAGGTCATCTCTCAGTTCCTCTTTAATTTTTCTAGATTTCTCAGTTTTGAGTTTTGAGATAATCTTTTCGTCGAAAAACTTTTTGACATACATCGAATATCCCAATTGTTTGATATTCTTGGTTGAAATATCTTGCCCTTCTCTGATATATGCATTCAGATAGGTTTTAAAGCTTCCACCAGATAATCCCTTTACAAATGTTTTGTCTTGCATACTAACAAAGGCCTTAAAATCATTGGCCTTAATTTTTTTAAACTTTCTACCAACAGATGATAATGAACTATTTACTGTCTTCAGTTCTGTTGCAGTAAATTTTGCAGAACCAGAAACATCCTTGAATGTTGCATCGTCCATCCAAACGGAAGATGATTTTTTCAGTCCAGAAATATTAGCACCAAATGATGCAGTCATTCCTTGCAAATCTTTACCCTTATATGTTGTATGCCACACAACTCCCAATTTGGCAGCGGATATTTGTTTTCCGATTGCAGAATCTTTCTGAACTGCGTATACCAATGTATTTGGTTGAAATGTCACATACGACTCACCATCGATTTTTTTATCTGCCTTATCGTCAGTGAACATCAAGTCACCTTGGATAACATCTTTAATACCTAGTCCAGATAATTCCTTAAAGGCAACTGCAAATTTAGATTTCAAAGTTGGAGACAAATCTGCATCTTGAATTTCTTTAGCACTCTTATATAACAATGGAACTGCGTTAAAGACAGACTTCTTTGCAACAAAGAATTTGCCATCGGCAGGGTCTGTTCCGGCGAAAATAGCGGGAGCTCCATCCCACTTTACTGTCATATTAATCTTTGATCCAGATTCGCCAGAGAGCATATCTCGTAATGCACGTAAAAAATTAACTGCAGCTCTTCCGCCATTAATTCCATTGTTTATAATTTCATCTTCAAGATGTTCTAAGTGAAGATTTTTTCCTGCTTTTGATTCTATTAAATGTGTTCTAAAACTTTTCATCAGTGTAACTTTCCAAATGGGCCGAACATTGGGCCTTTTTTCTGTGCCATAAAAAATAAATCCCTTATAAAGTCTTTTCTTCTAGATAATGATAAATTTGCTACAATATATGCAAAACATACGATTTGAGATATAACAACATTATCTTTACTTCTTCCTTTTGACCAAGATTCTTCAAGTTGGTCTACAAATTTATCTAAATTCCCATCAATTGTAAAAAGTGTTTTATTTCTTTTTATAATCGATATTTTATTTTCAAAATCTTTTCTATCAAACTTCATATAATGAGTGTGTTCTGGCATCAAATATCCATCCTTTTTTAATTCAAGTTTCAACATATCTTTTGGAACTTTTCCTAAGAACGCAGCAGCTCCAGTTCCAACAAACTCATATGTGATGTTTCCAATTTGGGCCTGATTGCTTTTCACCCCCATACGATAAGTTTTGTTTTGATATTTTACTTCTAATTGACTAGTAACTGAAGTAAAAGACTTTGTTTTTTCATTATATGGAATATTTAAAAGAAACTTTGAATAGTCTACAGAACTTTCTTTAGTAGAAGATTTTAAATTTACTAAATCATAATTTAATTTTTTTCCATCATTCTTTTTCAAAGAAACACCAACAATGTCTGTATTATTATATGCAGAAACTAATATAGCATTACACTCTTGAATACTAACTGCTTCATCTAACATCGCTTCATATTTTTTATAAGCAGACGACCTTAAAATCCATATATCAGCTGGGTTCCACGAATCTTTCTTTGCAATATCAAACTTGGTATTTACTAATTTTGATATATAATCCATAAATCCCCCATCACGATTATAAACATCAAATTTACTATTTGGTAGCTTAGTTTCTTTTTCGATTTGATTAAATTGTAATTCAAATGAATTATACCAAGACTTTTCATATGGAAGATTGGGATATATTTCTAAGAGTGTCGGAAGCATTTGCTCGAATTTCTTGTAATTTTTTGTTTTACTAGATAATAATTCCTCAAATATTTTAAGAGTAATTAATTCTTGTTGTTGGGTAGTAGGAGCATTACTACTTGGATTAGATCCATTTCCAAATTTAAGAGATATTCCTATATATTTTTTCTTATATGAATTTATATCGACCATATTCTTAAAATCATTAAGAATCTTTGCGTTTCCAAATCCTGCGTTACCTGTCTCTATTGTAATAAATTCATCAAAAGATTTTCCAAAGCTCGATTTCATTTCTTCGAATAATGAAACCAAAACTTTTTCTTTACTCGTTACCACCCCAAGATCTTTTATATCTTGGGATGATTTTGGTCTATAATTATAAGCCATGAAATGGAATTACCTTTTTATTCAGTTAATGCCCACTATTTATAATTTTTACATATAGTGCAAATAAGTTCCTACAATATATTTGTCATTAGAAACTGCTGGTTGGGCCTGGTGTGGGTGTGTCCAGAATGGCGGGAATACGGCAAGTCTGCCTTGAACTGGCTTAATGCTTGTATTATAATCTGGAAATACTGTCTCTCCGCCTTCTTCTACTGTATTCAAGTAAAAGAAACATACCAAGAATCTTCTAGCAGAAGCATAATCACCGACATCTGCGTGATATTTGAAATCATCCTCAGTTCCAGCAAAATACTTCTTCATCCGCACTTCTTCATTATGACATTGTGTAGGGAAAAAAGCAATATTATTATGCTGACGATAACTTTCAACATATTCGGAAACTTTACCCAATAATTCCATTGACAACTCTTCAAATTTTGGATTAGCTGACAACAGGGCAGGGTCAAAGAAGTTTATTTCTGTAAAACTTCTATACTCTGGATGTTCAGTTTTCTTATGATGTTCTTGAGCCTTTTCAAACTCTGCGATAATCTCTTCGCATTTCTCAGCTGATAAAACATTATCCCAAACAGAAATATATGCCATATTTCCATCTGGTGGCTTTACCGCAAAGGTATCTTGATCTACTTCAAAATTTACAACTTCCTGTTCTGTAGTTGCTGTGTTTGTTTCTTCTGTCATAGTTTAATCTCCACTTTTCCTATCTTTTTACTGGATTTTGTACTAGAGAATGTTTCTCTAAAGTTATTATCTGTTTTTTCTTGTATTAGTTCATCTTGTGCATCTTCTTCTACATCATACAATCTCATTTTAGGTCTGTCAATACCGACAACAAATCTTTTATATTCATTTGGATCATTATACCTATTCTTCAATTGTTTAATTAATATTTGCCCCATTTCTTCTAATTCTTCTGTTGCAATCAAAGCAAACATCAAGTCCGCTGTAGCGGGCAAACCAAAACTTTCTGATGTATCTGTCAAGTCTACATCACTATTGCCATATCCACCTCTGGTCGTTTGGGTTGCAGTCACAATAGGAACATCATTCTCAACAGCAAGACCTCGTAGTTCTTCTGCAATAGATTTTATCAATGTATATGAGTTTGCACCAGCGCCAGGTTTGACACGAGCCGATGAACATATATTTAGGTAATCAATATAGATTACTTTTGGACGAAAATTCTTCTTTAATGACAACTCATTTAACAAATGTCTGAAGTGGTTTGCATTGGCAACTGCTGTAGGATATTCTTTAATAATCATCTTTCCAGTAGTTTTCTTTTGTAATTTGTCAATCTTTTTATCAAAGGTATTTCTAGCCATACTAGAAACATCTTGAATAGAAGTATTCAATAAGTTTGCATCAATACGCTCTGCAATTTTTTCCTCTGACATCTCAGCAGTAATATACAAAACATCATATCCCATTAAGAGATGATTTGCCGCACAGTCACACATAAACAGTGATTTTCCAACACCAGTACCAGCGAGAGCAACATTCAAAGTTTTCTTTGGCAATCCACCCTGAGTAATACGATTTAACATATCCAAATGAAATGGTATCTTTTCTTCTACTTTTTGATAGAATTCAAATCTAGATTCCCAATCGTCAATAAAATCATGCCCAATATTACTATCAAATGAAACTGCGAGAGCTTCACTCAGTATCTTAGGCATATTACCTTTATCTGGGCCATCGTCATTAATAATACTAATAGATTTCATTACTGCATTATATACAGCACGATCCTGACACCATTTTTCTGTAGCATCAAGTTGCCACTGACTATTTCTATGTTCTTCTTTTTGATTATTAAGATAATCTATAAACTCTACAGATTCTTTATAAATGTTTTCTGATACATTAACATCCTCTAAAGATATCATCAGCGAATCTTTAGTCGGAAGTTCATTATACTTTTCAATATGATTTTTCATCAAATCAAATACAGTTTTATTCGATTCGCTCTGAAAGTATTCACGGTCTATAAACGGCAATGCTTTACGCACATAAGCATCATCCGCAAATAAACAATTCATAACAACTTGTTCAGTTAATTCCATTTAACCTTTTTGCCTCTTCAATTAATTTTTCTGATTCTTTTTTCAAATGCTCAGCTTGACGCAATAGCGCCTCTCGCTTTCCATCTATGTCTGTACCCTTAAACATAGACATAGTATTTGGTTCTTCGTCGGATGTTCCATACACTTCCGTCCATTTATCTTTTGGACATCTAATCTGGGCAATCTTTGCCTTTGCAGGCATAAAACATCCACAAGATTTACATACCTTTATAGATGCCTGAAACTGGTCACAGGAGCGACACGTTGCCATGCGCTCCTGATAGATATAGTTGGATGCAAATATCTTAGACATTATCCAACTCTAAACTTCTTACTGATAAATTCATCAAACTTTACATCTTCCAAAATTGGTTGCCAAAACTCACTATTATGAGTATCTTTCTCACGAAACTTTTTATCAGAAACCTCACCAGATTCCACATCAACCATCTGATACCAGCCGCCTGACCTTGATATTACACCATAATCCATGGCCATGTCAAGAAGACCTGAGAATTTATCTACACCCTTTTCCCAAGAAACTGAAATCGGTATTTTAGATTTTTCTTTGACAAACCTAGATTTCTCGACATTGATTACAAAATGATATCCTTGTATCTCCGTACCCACCTTATCTTGTTGTCTACCAACAATCCAAATAGTGTCAGCACTATAATACATTCCAGTGCCACCAGAGACTACTTTGGTAGGATATAGCCCCTGAGAATCATATGTATGATTGATAGCAACCATTGGAATATCCTTCATCGTAAGATGTGGAGTAATCATTCTGAATAAGGATTTAAACTGCTTTGCCCTAGTCATATCGGCTGCAGACTTTTGACTCTCTGCATCATCCACTTCTTTCTTGGATGCCAAGTTACCGACAGAATCTACCATGATAAACACTTTATCATCAGTTTCAATTTCTTTTAACTGAGCAACCATATCAAATTTTAGCTCTTCCAAATCAGTGACAGGAACGTGGACAATTCTTGTTGTGTCAATATCAAATACATCAAAATATCCCTGTGGAGTACCAAATTCCGAATCGTAAAATAAGACAACACCTTCTGGATTTTTATCCATGAAAGCTTTCATCATAATTAGTCCGAAAGCAGTTTTAAAATGTTTAGATGGGCCTGCAATCATTGTCAATCCTGATGTATATCCACCATTCAAAGAACCAGAAAATGCGACATTCATCGCCGGAATATTAGTCGGGGTGCTGTCTTTTTCATGTAGGTATTTTGATTCTGATAACACATTAACTCTCCCATCTTTAAATGAAGAGTTTTTTCTAAGTTTGCTCATTAATCCTTTTGACATCGTTTTCTCCTAAAAAAAGTCATCTATCGAAACACGGTCTTCTGTTGTCCAACCAATTGCATCAGTGATGGTGGTGATTGGATCTAAGAAGGCCTTTTCGAATTGTTTGTTATAATCTATAAATCTTAGCAAATCAAATTCTTCTGGTAGAACATTTTGAATTGCAATTGTATTGTTTCCAATTGGATTGGGTTCTTTTAGATAGGCGAACTTAATCTTTTCGCCCTCTTTGATAACTGGATAAGTCATATCCAATTTATGTTTCTTGACTAGCTGATTGTAGTGCATTACTCCCTTTACGTGGATTGGGGTTCCTTTCGTGAATAAGTCTTTAGAATCATGATACTTCTTCAAACCATTCACACTTCGTGGAAATGATATCTCATCTATCGCAAGTTGTTTGAATTCTTTTCTAAAACTTTCAATATATCTTATCAACTCTTTATTGTCGCCTTTCATAATAACTTTGAAAGATTCTCTGAGTTTATCTCTACATGCTGCGGGCGTAGAAGATCGAACTGCTTCAATGCCCATAATTTTGAGTTCTGGAGTTTTATATCGAACACCTTCATTATCATGGACATTTAAAATATATCTCTTCTTTGCAGTCCACAAACCTTTTGATGCGATGACTTCTCTAGCCATTACCATCTTCTGGTCATATGAATTCATATACGAAGCAAGATCTTGATAAGCCTTATCAATAAAAGGTTCAAGTTTGTCTTGAGCAACTCTATCCAAAAAAGATACAATTGTGTCCGTCGATACACCACCCTCACTCTCTGGTCTCGAAATTTTTTCTCCAAACACCTTGTGTACCAAGTCACCAAAAACAACGTATATCGAATCCGTATCGCTCGCAATAACATACTCTTTCTCATCCTCATTCCCTAAAATTTTGTTAATATATTCATTGACTCGTTTTTCAATCCAACGAATAGAAAGTTGTCCAGACAGTGTAATAGATTCTGCCTGTCTAATATCAAAGTATCTAAAGTACTGATTTCCTAATGCACCATAAGCAGAGTTCAACAGAATCTTTGCAGCCATTTGTTTATTATGTAACTGGGCAATCTTTTTATCCAATTCTATGGGATCACCATCTCCATCAATCTTGCGCTGTTTACATTTTAGCATTTCTTTTTTAGAAATTACACGTTCATCATACATATTTTGCATCAACTTGGGCAAAAACCCTCGTTTAGCATTATCATATAACACTCCATTTGGAGTTAAAGAATAACCATGTTGCTGACAAGCTTCAGTATCAGTTTTTTTCTCTAGAAGTTTTTCCACACTAGTATCTACTCTATCAGTTTCTATAAGTGTTTCTGGACTGATATTGTACTGCATAATTAAATGCGGATACAGACTGTTTAAATCAAAAGACATCACCCAATCATGCATACCGACAATAGGATCTTTTACATATGCACCAGCATATGCTTCTGTTTTTGTACTAAAAGTTTTCGGGGGAATTACAATATTATCTTTTCGCAGTAAATTAAAAGCGATAGAATCCCATGTTTTAATTGGAGAAAATACTTCATCATAATTAACCTTCGCCTGATATGCAATTGTTATCAACAACTCCAAAAGCTTCAATTTATCTTCAAGCCTATCAACCAATTCGACATCAATAATATTATAGTCAATATATTTTTGATAGTCGTGTTTATAAAACAAATGCATAGCAGAAAACTCAGAGTGATCTAGTTTTCTTTGTCCTAATTCTATAAATGCAATATGATCTAATCGATAACTCTCTCTTGTTACATATGTAAACTTTTTATACAAGTCAAGATAATCGATAATGTTTAATCCAAGAAGTTGAATTTGTTCTACTAGTTGGCCGCGGATATTTTTCTGTATCTTTTTAACCGAGCGCCATGGAGACAGTCTCTTCATCTGCTCCTCGCCCAGTATCTTGGTGATTCTATTCACTAGATAAAGGATATCAAAAGAGTTCACATTCCAACCTGTGACGATATCAATATCCGCGGCCTCCCACAAATTCAAAAAAGAACGCAATAGTTCCATTTCGCTTGTGCATTTGTAGTATTTAATATCAAGATGCTGCACTTCTGGCGTTATATCTTCCCAATCACCCAATCCCAAAACTGTATACAGTCCATTAGATTTCAAAGTGATTGCGTTAACACGTTCTGCAGCTGCAGCAGGTTCTGGAAATCCCTGCTCACACTCAACTTCAATATCCAAAGTTACAGTGTTGATCTGTTCAACATCATATTCCAAATCCTGATATGTATCAGATATAAATGGGTATATAAAAGGAGACATTCCATATAATGGAGTCAATCCTTCGGTTTCCCTTATCTTATTTCGGGCTTCTCCAATTGTCGGAAATGTAACTTTCTTTAGATTTTTACCATCTAAAGATTTAAACTTGGTGTTTTTTTCTTTAGTTTCGTGAAATAGGGATGGTTTGTAATCTAGTCTAAGTTTTTTTCGCTCGCCATTGTGAACTTCTCTGACTAGAATCTTGTTCCCAATGTTTTGAACATTCGTGTAAAAACGCATAATACCTCATTATATAATTGTTTGATAATCTTAACACATCTTTTGCGATATGTCAAGATTTTTATCAAATTTTAACGAACCCATGATTTCCGCTTGGCGCAGAAGTCTGGAGTGTTGGTTTACTTGGTGGCATCACTAAACCGCTACCAAATACTTTATTATATTCGTTGATTAATTCATTTACTGGGTCTGTAATAAATCCAATATAAGATTTTTCAACGGTAATGCCATCTGACGATTTTGTATATGGCATAAAGGGTGCCAACCCAACCCTAGCAGTAGCAGAGGTTGTGTCGGCATATGATGTTACAATCTGACAAACATTTTTGATGAAGACTTTATTATCTTCTTTTTCTTCGACTTCGCCCATCAGTTCTTCACCAGAAATAAGTCTAAGAACTTTAGCTGGCATCAGAAGCTTCTTCTGGCGGCGCTTCTGCTGGCGGCGTTACTGCTGGTGCTGGTTGCTGAATATTTGCAAAATAAGAAATAACTGTTTTTAGTTTTCCTTCTGCGTGTTCTAGATTTCCGACTAATCGATCCATTTCATCAACCACATCTCCATGTTCTCCAACGCCTACTCCATTTTCAAAATATACTTGAAGATTGGCAATCGCCTCATCTCGCTGATATTCATATTTACGGATTAAAGCTCTCAATTTTAAACTTTGTGAATAATCTAATTTCATTTTATAACTCCTATGTTATCCTTGATAATCTTTTGCTTGTTCCATTTTCGCACCTTCACGAATCCACTTCTTTTCATTTTTAATATGATTTCTGATTTGTTGTTGAAGATGCCGAGAATACTCAGTGTCACCCAACCATTTTATAACTCTTCTTTCAAACCATTTCCATTCCATATTAAGAATTTTTTGAACTACATGTGGACTTTTTGTTACAATTTCCTTATTGTTAAGGATTTCTTGCATCAATCCATCATGTGGAAGGCCTGGAGAAAATTCTATATCGGTTCCCGATCCTGTTGTTTTATATAAAACATTATTATCGTCAACATGCATTTCATATTCTTCTGACATATTAAGAACCTTTTACAATCCAATCTTTTTCGTCTTGGATTTCGCCGCGGCGAGCTTTACACAATTTCATCAATTCGTTTAAGTGTTTTCTTGCCCGAACACCGGCAGACTTATTTCCACCTTGAAATTTTTCGTTCTCTAATTTATACTGTTCCAATTCAATGGTTAATTGATCATGAGTTTCCATTTTATTTTCCTTTTAGAATGGGGGGATTTCTCCCCCCTAATGATTTATTCAGTCAAAAGAGTTTTCTTTGACTTTTTACCTTTAGATTGATTAATAGCAATCTTTCTAGGCTGCTTCTCTTCTGGAATAACATGCTCTAATTCTACAACAAGCATTCCATTCACTAGTTTTGCACCATTCACTACAACATCTGGGTTGAGAGTAAATGTTCTTACAAAGTTTCTAGACGAAATTCCCTTATGCAAATAATTTCTTTCATCTGTCGTATCGTCTTTAGTACCAGTAACGGTTAAGGTATCTTCTTTAACTTCAACATCAAGTTCTTCTTCTGAAAATCCAGATGCAGCAATTTCAATACGATAATCACTATCGGTGCCTTTGACTACATTGTATGGGGGATAGTTTTGCGTTGTTGTTTGAGACTGAAGCTCAAGTTCATTAAACAATCTATCAAACCCAACACTATAACGCATAAAAGGGTCTAAAGTTTTAAATTTCGTAACCATGTTTTTTTCCTCCTGTTAAGCAAGGTTTTGAAATAGGCCTCGTTAGAGTACCAAACCGATTTTACCGCAATTGCGCGAAGGAATCGGCGATCCTAATACTATATATAATAAAAATTACAGTCCTGTCGAACCAAAGCCGCCTTTTCTTGAAGTTTTTTGCTCTGGTCTATCGAAAATTTCTTCTACTCTGACTGGATCATTATATACAAGTTCTGCTTGGGCGATCCTCATTCCATCTTCAATAAGAAAAGTTTTCATTGATACGTTATGCAACATTACATATGTTTGCTCAACGTAATCAGAATCAACAACACCTTCACAATTAGCAATCACAATTCCATTTTTTAAAGACAATCCAGAACGTGGATGTATTCTCATTGACATATCTTCTGGTAAATTAAATATTAGCCCAGTAGGCACTAACATTCTTTGTCCACTATAGAGTATGATATTTCCATCTTCAACAGTCACAGTTTTCTTTATATTCCATTCGTCATAACATTTTATTGGTTCATTACCAAGTAATGATGCTCTGAGATCAAAACAGGCTGCCCATTCTGACCCCATAACTGGAAGATGTGCTTCCGCAAATAATTTATAACATTTTAATGATGTTGATTTTTGTGATACTGGTATTTCTGCCCACTTTGCCATAATATATCCTCTGTATTATCTTTTTCTACCTATATTATATTTAGGTACTAATTCCCATTCATTTTTCTCTTTATGTGAGATAATTTTAATCTGAGAAATCGGTGCATCTTCATACACATCTTCTTTTACTATATCAATTAATCCCCACTCCTTGAGTAAGTTTACAATTGTATTTCTTCTAGCTCTATCGTTCTCAGAAAAATCAGAAGACTTTCCATCAAGTTTAAATAGTTCCTTAAAGTGAACGATGTAGTATTTACCCTGCTTGTGGAGAATGTGACAGGATTGATATAATTTCCTGTCTTTTTTAGAGGCAACTCCAATTCTAGTGAGTGTTTCTCTAATTTTTAAAAAGTCTTCTTGATCATCCAATGATACTTCGACTAACGATTCTAATAGTGACATAATTATCCGCCTTTGTTCAGTTTACTCTTAATTATGCCTATTTGTTCTTTCGACAATATTTTAAGAGCTTCCTCTGTTTTTTTATTATTATATCCATAATATTCTTTCACATATTCGAAATCATTATGAATAGTTTTTTTGTGCCAAGGTGAAAATCTTTTTCTTGGACGCACACTATTTAGTAAATAATCAAATTGCAACTTTTTATCAGCGGTATGATGTATGTTCATTTCATTTGCATATAAGATCGTGTCATGAAAATTAGAAAAGTTCTTATTAATAAGAAAAGCCTGATATGCTTTTTCCCAATGTTCGTCTTCAGTATCCATCAATCTCTTTTTAGTATGAGAAATTGCCGGAACATAATCTTTAAATAAATCGTAACTCATTATCCACTCACATATACATCTTTTTTGGGTCGATACCATGTTTTCTGTTCATGAATTCTTCCCAATAATTCTTGAATTTCGTGCATCTCTTCTCTAAATTTTTCGCTTGTATCTCCCTGAGCAATAGCAAGGCCTCTACGCCCTGCTTTCGCTCTAAGTGCCTGTTCGATAATTTCTATATCCCGAACATTTAAATTGAATGATGTATTTGGACTATTCATTTCCAGTCACATTCCATCATCAATTCAGTAAGACAAGCAACAAGATTGATCTCCTGATCTGCAACAAATGCAGATTTGTAAGAATAATCAGCAATAGTCACAACAGCTTGTGGAATAGAAGATGCCTCTGCGTGTTCATATAAACCATCATAGATATTTCTATATAGAGTATTAGGATCGTTATCTAAGTTTTGGGCAACCCAGCCACGCAAGTCTGTGAAGTTCTTATCTTTCATTGCCTTCACAAGTTTATTGACATTCACCTCACCTACATCAGTGAGCAATCCTTCATCGATTTCACCCCCAACAGAATATCTTTGTAGTTCATTTAACACTCTCCGCCAATCGGGAAAATGTTTCATAACCATTTGCTGAACTACTTTATCTTTATACTTAATATTCTCTTTGCCAAGAATAGATACAACTCTTTTGTAAAAAGATGCAGCGAGTTTTGGTTTATCAGACTTTTTAATCTTAAACTCTACAATGGAACACCGACTATGTAATGGTTCAATTATACGATTTTTGAAATTACAAGTAAGAATAAAACGACAATTACCAGAAAACTCTTCAATAAAACCGCGAAGAGCTGGTTGTGTCGATTGAGGGTTTAGATAATCTGCCTCATCTAGAATAATAACCTTTCCAAACTCATTACTATTACCAGTGTCAAAACTCACAGTAGAGGCGTAATTTCTAATCTTATTACGCAGTACATCAATACCGCTGTCTTCGGAACCATTGATTAATATGTAATCCATTTTCATCTCATTACATAAGGCACGGGCCAGGGTTGTTTTACCAACGCCTGGGCCGCCTGCCAATAATAAGTTAGGAAGACTACCAGTTTCCACAAACTCTTTGAAGGTCGCCTTTAGGTCTTCAGTTAGGATACAATTATCAATATCATTCGGGCGATACTTTTCCACCCATAAAAAATTGTCCATACTTACTCCCCATAAGTCGAGTCTTGTTCAAGTGTAATCCAATATTGAATTGGCAACTTCTGATGTCGGAAAGTTGAGATTTTATTTTTAGAAATCCCTACATCATAGTCACCTTCGATTAACTTTAGGTTTTCTGAGCGGAAGTACATATTAAATGTTGCATTCGATTCACCAACTGGTTCTTCAGCAACATTGGATGTATCATCTTTTTTATCCAATGCACAGAAATAAACAACTCCATCGTCTTTTGTTGACAATGAATAATCAGGAAGTCCAGAAATGGATGCCACTTGATTGATAGTATGCAGTGTAGAATTTGGAAGCTTTACATTGATATCCCAATCCGGCGAAGGTTTCGATCCTTCTGGATTATTATCACTACCTTCTAATGCAAATGTATTTTCTACAAATACAATGATAGATGGTTCCGCTGCCATAAATTTGTAAGTCTTTACACCGTTAGACATCATGACATATTTTTCTTGAAAGTCTAGTTCTGGATATATCTTTAATAAGTTTAAAAACTTACCTAGATCATAGATACAGAAATCTACTGGAAATTTTTCTGATACATCTGTGGCAGCCAAGATGTTACGCATAACAGAGATAGTAGAAAGTCTACTACCTTTACGCAAATATATCGACTGATTAATAGTCGAATAGTTTTTTAGAATATTTTGGGTTTGTTCACTCAACTTCATTTTCAATTACTCCATACTTTTCATTTAAATATTGTGATATTGTTTGGCCATTGTTCTTGGCCCGATCCTTAACATAAGATTTTCTAGGGGAACTTAACTTTTTATAGTCTCGATCCAAATTGTCGGAATGCTTCAAATTAATGCTCATAATTTTCTCCATATGTTTTATCATGATTATATAAAGCCAGTATACCATAATGAATGATTTTCATCAAGTCTTTTCTGTAATCTTCTGGCGTTTCGCCTTTTTTTCCATATCGATTGGAATATTTGTCAATATTTCCCATACAGAATCCTTCACCATGCCCTCGGGCCATGATTACTTCTGTAGACTGGAAAGTATTTTCAGAATAATGTCCTTCATATGTTTTGTCAATATATGCCCGAATTTCTTCGAGCAATATATCTTCATTAAATTTGTAGTTAGTCATTAACACTCCTTAAAATGGGATTTCTTCTGAATCAGTTTCTTCTGAAACTGTTTCTTTTTCTTGTCCTGTAATTTTTGAAAACAGGTCAACAAATGATGCCTTAGTATCATCATCAAAACGATTGGTACACAATTCGATAGATTTCATCACATCTTCAAAGATAGAATATGTTTCTACAATATGAACCAAACGACGAGTTGAAATGATTTCATCAATTCCACCCTCTTCAAATGTTTTCCGAATTGCACCAGCCCACATGGTAAGTGCCTCAACATTTTGTTGATCTGATTGAGAAAGTTTTTCCACATTCAAAAGAGATGTGAGGTGATTGTTGAGAATTTTTTTCTCGACAGACTGACTAGGATATTCCTGTTCAAAAGTAATTTTGAAACGCTCAAGAAACGCCTCGTTCATCACGTTTGTACCGATAAACCGTCCATCATCAGAACCTTTACCTTTTGTGTTTGCAGTTGCAATCACTGTAAAGCCAGGGGCAGGTTTCACAAAACGATTATCTTTCTTTAGGTAAACACCTTTACCGTCAATAATAGATTGCAAGCACATAATTTTATTTGATGCAAGGTCAACTTCATCAAGAATAAGAACTGCGCCGCGTTCCATCGCGTCAACTACAGGCCCCTGAGAAAACACAACGTTTCCATCAATCAGAGTTTTATCACCTAAAAGGTCAGACTCATCTGTTTCAATAGTGATAGGAACTGTAATGCATTCACGTTTCAAGTGAGCACATAACTGCTGAGAACCATAGGTTTTTCCATTACCAGACAAACCAGTAATAAAGACAGGGTAAAACATTTTAGATGTTAAGATTTTACGCAAGTCGTTATAGAAACCAAACTTGACAAAATTTGGATCTTTTTCAGGCACCAGAGATTGATTGGTATGACGCTCAGGCAATGCAGGAGCTACAAATGTCTGTTCCTGTTGAACAGGTTTTATTTGCACTACATTGTTACCAGAAAGTTTCATCAGACTGGCAGACAGGTCATAAGAACCATGTCCTGAGCGGAATTCTGGTTTCCACATCCACTGTGGACTAGACTCACCAAATTCTGTTGCCAATTTTTTGATTAACTGTTTTGAAAGAACAGAACCATTTTCTTGAATGAGTTTATTAAGAAACTCAACTTTTTTCACTTTATTCCACATTATATATTCTCCTATTAGGAAGTTTCACGAATCATCATTACTATTACATACTACCAGATGGAGGGCCACTTGTCAATGGCCCTAGCCAATTATTTTACGATATCGACAAATTTATTTAGCAATTGGCGACTTGTTTTTTTCTTAGATTGAAACTTAGAAAACTGTTTTGCAATTTTTGCCTTTGTCATATCAGTATCGATATCCAATTCATCTTGTTCATTCTGAGTACGCATATCAACTACATAGTAATCATCATATCCACAATCAGGTGCCGACAGATATCCTTGTTTACGAGCGATTGAACGCTGTTTAGAAACATCACTACTCGCAATCCAACCATCTTTATCGCGGAACACATAATCCCGAATTGCATGATTTAGTTCATAGTTTCGATCTGCAATGAAGAAACCTACAGATTTTGCATCATGAATTTCTTTCATCATTGTCACAAGAAATTCAGTTGCATTCTGAGTAGTTTTATCTTGATCGCGCCTACCAGTTTTTAGAACAAAAGTTTTCTTTGAACGCTCATGCTTAATAACACTCAAGCTTTCGCGGCGACTACTCCATCCAGAACCAACGCTGCGATTGTAGTTTGAACTACCACCTTCGCCCCAATAATCAAGCGAGTCTCCAGCACTACCATCTGTCAAAACAATGAAATTCATTTTTTCAACATTGTGTTTTTTCTTGAATACATCAATTACTTTATCAAGAATTATTAAGCTATGATTTAGTGGAGTTCCACCTAAAGTTAAATCAACATCATTAGTAGCACTGGTGCGGCAATAACCCCAAGCATTCTCCATCATCCAAGCAATAAACAAATAATTGTTGCATGCTTTTTGGAATTCTGATTTTTTCATATTACTGGTTAACATATGGTGCAAACGCACACCAGACATAATAAATGTTTTTCCAGCAAGAGATGGATTATCACGTTCTGCATACAAACGCTTTTCGCCAAAACGAGAATCTAGAGAGGTATTCTGATCGGAGAAATTATAAACATCAAAAGGAATTCCTACACGCTGACAAAATGTTGCCAAAACAATAGTCTGTACTACTGTTTTGTAGATCATTCCATGCATAGAACCAGACCAATCTACCATCATAACCATACCATGATTTTTACCTTCAGGCGAAACAGATTTGCGCTTGAAGATATCATCATTTAATTTATAGCTCCAGATTTTACTAGTGTTTAAATTTCCAGATTTTGTCTCATAACTCTGAGCATATTCTTGAGCAGACTTTTTCATTTCGAATTCTTTTACAAGATATCCAATTGTATTGTTATGATCTGACAGCAACTGTTTATACATATTATGTTTATCGTCAAAACCAGAAGATTTAATTGTTTCGATTGAACGAGTAATACGGTCAATGTCGATAACATAATCTTTCAAATCGATATCGGGAATACTCAAATAATTAATATCATTTGCATTATGATCTACCATACTACTCATATTCTGAGACATACTACTATCAGTTTCAGAAGAAAATTCATCTACAGGTGCCTGTGTCTCAGTACCATCAGATAAACCAGCACCTTTTGAATCGGTAGGGCCACCAGAACCATTGTCTTTTTCTTGAGTTTCTTCTTCACCATTTCCAGATGCATCAGAATTTCCAGACTCATCAGTTTCATCAGAACCAGTATCACTAGAATCAGAAGATGTATCATCAGTTTCATCAGAAGATTCGTCTGATTGACTTTGAGAACTTTCATCTCCAGTCTGGTCAGTTTCTTCGTTTTCACCAGAACCATCTGATTTAGAATTACCAGAACCATCGGTTTGATTTTCTTCTGGATTTTGCTGATTTTGTTCTTTTTTCATTTTCAAAAAGTTGAAAATTTCTTCTGAAACATCAGCAACTTCTGCAAATGTTTTTGTAGAAGCAACTTTATTGACAAGAACAATTTCTTCATCTGAAAAGATTTTTTTCATTTCAAAATCTGTCATAGAAGATTTAAAGAAAACATTGATACGATCAATAAATGCAAGGCCGGACAATTCTTTTCCTTGAATACCAAAGAAGTTTTTGTTCATCAGTTCTTGATATGCGCGAAAGAAAGGGCCGCGCAAGCCAGGAAATTTATTTTTCACATCACGTTCAATACGCGCATCTTCGACCACGTTGATAAAATCTTTAGAAGAACGAGAACATGCCTCCTGCAAAATATCCGTATCAGATGGAGTATATAGTGCATGTCCGACTTCATGACCCATGAAAAGGTCATAAAGGTCATCAGACATATCTTTCCAGATAGGAACCGCCAATATACGGTTCTTGATATCAAAATACGCAGTATCGATATTTTTATGTTGGATTGTAATGTCTTCTTCGGCCATCATTTTGGCAAGAAGACTTTTAGAATTCTTTGTATATAGTACGTTAGTCATTCACATATTTCCTTATAAGGAATCATCATCATTTATACTTACATGCTACAGTAAAGAATCGGGTTTGTCAAGGGCTTTTCTATTTTTTTATAGCAATTGCGCCAATAAACATATGATTCTGCCAGAATGGCTGTACCTCTTCAAACCCTGCCTCAAACATCATATCAGCAATTTCATTCCAAGTGTTTGGTTTCAACATACTTCTAAGAGTTCTCTCTTTATCCATAATATCATCAGTAGAGAATGTTTTTCTCTTATAGTCATAAAAGTTAAAAGTGAGCATATCTTGAAAGTTTGCATTCTGACATACAGTTTTTTCTGCAAAAATAAAAGCGCCACCCTCATTTAGGCCACTATGAATTCTTTGAATAGTATATCTTCGATCAATTTTAGACATAAACTGTAGAGTAAATATAGATGTGATTAATGAGGCATTTGCGAATTCGGTATCCCTAACATCCATGTGTCGAAAGTCTACAGCAGCCCAAGGATATTCGCTATTAATATGGGCATGTCTTTTTTGCATATCCTCAGCAAATCCATCTGCAACCTCAACTCCAATATAATTGGCTGCCCAGCAAAAATCCTGATTTGCCTCTAACATGCGTTGAGTCAACTTACCAGTTGAACAACCAATATCATATACATTGGTGTTATCTTCTACAAAATATCTAGACATAGAAATTACATCATCAAGCAAATCTCCATATCCTCTGATACTTTTATCAATATGTTCATCAAAACCTTCTTCACGATGTGCGAATGTAAAATCAGCCATTATTCAATCCTTTCAATACATTATTATATACAGATTCTGCAATGTGTTTCATCATTATTGGGGGAACCATGCGTCCAATCCGTTCTGCTTTTTGATTCCATTTTCCAGTGAGTTTAAAGTCATCTGGAAGTGACATAATACGCTTTAATTCGCCGAGGGTCAACTTTCTAGGTTCTGCCCAATGAAATGCACCAGCGGTAGTATCGGCACTCCCCATAGCGGTTAAGGTCGGTGCTGGAGCATATTGTGATACCCTTTTGAGATTGAAGTGATGTCCTTTCGGATGATAGTCGCCTCCAGTCAGAACTTTTTCGGGATCGATGGGCATAATACTACCAGTTTGTTTCCAATATGCAGTATTAGAAAACTTTTCTGTTAGATATGAAACTTCATCTTCGTCATACTCCAAATCTATCAGTACATCTTTCAAAGGAATAGTTGTTAAACTAGGTTGGGGAAAAACAGTTTGAATTGTCATAAAATTTAAGCCGACTTGATCCGCAATATCTTGTCTTACTCCAACAAATATACATCTGGTTCGAGTCTGCGATACTCCAAAATATCTACTATCTAATACTTGATATGAAACATTATAACCAATCTCTTCAAATTTGTTTAAAATCTGATTAAGATAATTCTTTGCCTCACCAACAGTTAATCCTTTTACATTTTCTGCAATAATTACTTTAGGACGAATATCATCTGCAATACGCAAAAAATCAAAGAATAGGTCTTCAATATTTTCTACAATCTTTCCATCTGAATATTTTTTAGTCTGCCCCCATCCATCAGAATGCTTACCACTTTCTTTGCGTGTCATTACATTACCATCAAAATCAAGATATTCTGTTTCAATGCTGTTGTGGGATAGTTTCCCTGCAACAGAAAATGCAGAACATGGTGGTGAACCATCCAGAACATCTATCTCCCCGACTTTTACTCCAGCTGCATCCAAGAAATGTTGCCCAGTCAATTCTTTAATATCGCCAGGCAGAATAGGTGTTTCTGGATAGTTTTCTTTATAGGTATTACACGCCTCTTCTACAAACTCATTTACTGCAAGAACTTTACCACCAGCCAGACGATAACCAGTGGAAGATCCACCCCCACCGGCAAAAGTTGAAATCACTTTAAATTTGTTCTGTTCAGATGCATCATATACATCTTGTAAATTATATGGTTTGTAAATCATCTTAAAAATTCCTCTAATGTTGGTGTACTATTTAGCACGTACCAATCGCGGCAAATATCCATAACTCTTGTCCTATTTCTAAAATTAATCTCATTGTTATCGATTAATGATTCGAATAGCTCTATTATACCAGAATTTATCTGTAAGTTCAAGTGTTTTTTTACATTTCCTATTAATTTAAATTGTTCGAAGGCGTTTCGAACATGGTGTTTCTCAGAGGGTTTGTTCAATTGTTCCCAAGTATGCATATAGAAAAATGCCTTTACAGATTGATCTAGATATGGAACAATAAGTTTTTTATCATGTTGCATAGAAACTGCTTTATGCCAAGGATAATTTGCACATTTGTCTGGACGAAAATAATCTTCTCTAAATTCATCGAAAAGCTCTTGGGTATGACGATAGTGCATCATCGCTTTTTTAGAAATTCCATAATATCCATCTGCTGCCCAACCAGAAAGAACTTCTGTTTGTTCTATTTCTGGATAGACATATAAAAATGGATATGTGCATTCATATGCAGTCTTCTTTTTACAGCCAAGTTGCGATAGTTTTTTAAAATCCGATATAAGATTTTTTGTCGGAATAGTTACTCCAGTAAATTTCCAACCAAATATTTCCGATACCTCTTTTGCCTTTTGAAAATCATATGAAACATGAGTATCCAAATGAAAACTGTATGCATGAATTTTTTTACCAACATCGGATGCAGCAAATGCCACTGAGAGGGAGTCAACACCCCCACTCAGCAGCACAGCAACTTCATTGTCTTTTGATCGTCTTTCAACAACCTCGCATAATATATTTTTTATCATGCAGCCATGTCATATTCAGTATTTTCAAACTCATCTTCGTGACTCATCCACACTTGATATCCATTATCTCTTTGATAAAAATATTGTCCTTTATTGTGGAAGAAAACTGGACGACTTAAATCATGTTCTTTTCCAATCGATGGAAGAGCAGCATAGACATATACTCTTTGATGATTAATTTTAACTTGAAGTTTAGCATCTTTTTCCAAGTTTTGTGAAGAAACAAAAATTTGTGCGCTTTTGTGTCTATCAAATTCGGATACAAATTGTTTTATCCGCTTCTCATATTCATGTTCGAATGTTGAAGATTTGCTTGGATTTAATGTGCCAGGATTTATCACAATTCTAATTTCCATTTCTGGGTTTTCCATCGCTAATTCGTATGCAGATGTAAATCCCCGCTGAGAAGTTTCCCAACCAAACATAATATAAATGACTCCAGAAATATCACAAGGATCAGTATTGAAATTAAATTCTTCAAGTTTTGCTAAACCCTCTTCTCTTTTATATGAGATTATTACATTATGTGGATTGTGATCATTCCAAACTTTTTGAACAACTCTAGCAACTTGTTGTTCTGTTGCGCTATCCCATAATGATTTAACGGCTGCTTCATATGCCACAATATTATGTGGGTCTACACCAGCGTCACCAGAAGATTCTGAAAAAAGAGTAATTAGATCTCGAAGTGCTTTTTGAATATCATGAGAAGTCGCCGGAACAAAGTTTCCATTTTTTTCTTGAGTTTGTTGCGCCATGTAAATTAGCGCCTCTTTCAAGTGAAATGAATTATCTAGTTCAGAAGATTCAAACATTGCCACAGGCATTTTATCAACGCCCCTGTCGTTTAAATTTTCTCCACGAGAATTTCCAGTAATTACTAGAATTCTTCCATCTTTAAATCTAAACGCAATAGGTGGAACATGTTTCATTTCCCAACCATTTTCATCTAAAGATCGCCCCACTGCGCGAAGATCGCTACTCCTTGAAGAGGCGCGGCCAATTTTTTGTGCATAATCGAGCGCAGTTTCTATAAGCTCAAATCCTACAAAATTTAAATATCTGGATAAATTTTTTCCAAAGATTTTTGGCATATGAGTTTTCCAAAAATCTTCATAATGTCGTTGATATTGAACTAAATGTTTTTCTTCAAATCCAAAAAATGCGTTTACATCTACTACATCAACTGATTCTACTATATTTTCCATGTTTGTTCTCCTATAATTCATGGTGTTTGAAATATTAAATTAGGTGTTGTTCCTAATCTATGACATCAGTATATACTATTTCACCATAGTTTGTCAATAGTATTTTTCAATTTTTTTCAATTTGGCTAAAGTTTTTTACTTTTTCAAATTTTATCGTTTCGTTGAACTTGTCAAACAGGATATCGCCCTTATGTGAAATCACAAAGACGTTGTTGCCGCCTAGTGTGTTCAACAACTTCAAAAACTCATCTGTACCAGTCGCATCCAAAGAACTATCAAACACCTCATCAAGAATCAGTAGGTTGGTGTTGACGCTGTTCTTCATTCTTGCAATCTCTCTCCATGTAAACAGCAATGCAAGATCGACTCGCATCTTCTCGCCTTCGGAAAATGATGAGTAAGTAAATCCTTCACGGCCTCTAGATTTTATGTTCTCTTGAAAACGCTCATCCATGGTGAAGTTCACATAAAAATCCATTTCCTGTAGATATTTGTTGATTAGTTTATTCATGATTGGCAGATAGTATTTGATGATAGAAGTTTTTACTCCTGTATCCTTCAAAAACTGAGAGGCAACCACATAATAATTTTTGGTATCTGTGAGCTCTTTTCGTTCATCATCTAATCTGGACATCTCTTTACGAGCAGTCTTCAATTCTTTTTCTAGTTTTGAGACACTTTTATTATTAGATTCTGCATCTTCCATCTCCGTTTCAATCTCTTCAATACTCTTCTGAATGAATTCGAACTTATTTGTGTTGTTATTCATAACATTTCGTAAATTTAAAATGGAAGTTTTAGTTTCTTCAATTTTAGAAATGTCTTCGTTCACACCATTCAATTCTGCAGATAATTGTTTTACTGCTTCTTGAATTTCATTCTTCTTGACATCTTTTTCTTCAACGATGCAGTGTTTATGATCTGAGCCTATATTCTGCTGACAAGATGGACACACATCATTATTTGTAAACCAATCAATATCATTATCAATTTTATCAATATTATTGGATAACTTGTTTTCCAACTTTTCAAACTTTTTTCGTTTTGTAACGAGTTTGTTTTCATCTACAATAGTCTCCAACAATTCATCCAATTCAGTTTGCAACTTTTTGTTAGAATCTAAATAACCAGACTGTTCTGCTTTCTTTTCTTTGATTTTTTTCTTAAAGGTATTGATAGCAGTTTTTTTGGTAGATTTTGCCTCTTCGATACTTCTTTCTTGCAATTCTATTTTGTAGTCTTGTACTTCTCTATTCTTTTCATTGTCAGACATTGATTCTTTCATCATTGCCATCTTGGCCTTTAGAATCTCATTCATCGATGAAAAGATTTTAATATCTAAAATATCTTCAATAATATCTCTTCTATCATTTGCAGATAGTTGCATGAATGGAACAAATGTAGCACTACCTAATATTACTGTCTGTGTGAAGGATTTGTAATTCAGTTTGAGAATAGTCTCTTCTAGGTATAATTGGCTGTCTCTAATCTTAGAGTCTTGATCCAACATCTTACCATCTACCCATATTTCAAAAATATTTGGTTTGATTCCGCGGCGGACAAGATAGTTCTTTTTACCAATAGTAAAAGTAATTTCAATTACCGTATCTTTACTGTTGATAGAGTTGACTAGCTGAGGTTTGTTGATCTTTCTAAAAGATTTTCCAAATAATCCAAATGTCAATGCATCTAATATTGTAGATTTACCAGCACCATTCTCACCTACAATCAATGTAGATGATGATTTGTTAAGCTGCACTTCTGTAAAGTAATTACCAGTGGAAAGAAAATTCTTCCACTTGATTGTCTGAAATTCTATCATTATTCACCTCGCATAGCAGAGACATACAAGTCTTGCATAATGCTTTTCAATTTATTTTTATCTACATCAATTTCATAATTGTCGATATAACTAGTAAGTAAAGACATAGTATCCTTTGTAGTATCCACATCACTTTGCTCTTCAAACTCAAAATCAGTTTCATCCACAATGGACAAATCTGCTACACCGGCCTTATATAAAGAATCCACAAACACATCAAACTTATACTGATCTGTTTTATTTGTAACGACAACTTTAATGTATTTGTTAGCAAATGAGGAAAGTTTATATTCTCTAGTTTCGTCATAAAAGATTTTATGAAACAATTGATGAGGATTCTTGATAAAGTCTAGTTCTAAAGTTTCTGTATCTAAAATATGAAATCCTTTGGCATCATTACAGTCATTCCAGTACATTTCATATGGAGAACCCAAATAATGAATATTACCTTGATTTGATTTTGTATGAAAATGTCCAGAACAAGTTAAATCAAACTTCTTAAACAATTTAATATCCATACCAGCTTCACACTTGATACCACGCATCATTTCAAATCCATTCAACTCCAGATGTCCTAGAGCAACAGTTGCTTTTGTTTTTTTCAGATGTTTGGTAGTTTGGTTTAAATTATCAGAATTTATCCAAGGAACAAGACACACATCAATCCCACCAGTATTAATAGTAGTGGCTTCTGTATAAACCTTGAAATCATCACCGAAAAGCTGTTCCATAGAGTTAATACGGTTTGTGTTCTTATAATACACATCATGATTACCAACAATAAAATGAGTGTCATACTTACGCATCTTCTCTATAAAGCCAATCTTCAATCCATCCAAAATGTTATAATTGATAAACTTGCGTCGATCAGTAACATCTCCAAGATGAATTACAGTGGTTATTTCATTTTCTTCTAGATATGGAAAAAAGATATTATCATAGAATTTCATAAAATACTCATGAAATAAAGCAGAGTCTCCCCTTGCCCCAAAATGAGTGTCAGTTATTAGGGCAATTTTCATGAAGGTTCCTTGTTGTCTCTTTTCTCTTTTGCTTTCTCTTTTTTCTTTCGTTGAGTCTCTTCAAAATCTGCAAGAAAATCATCCATATTACTCTGCAAGAATTCCATAAAATTATTCTTCACAGGAGTGCCGTTAGGGCCTTGCATGATTTCGTCAATCAGTTCTTGATTCTCCAAGGCCTTATACTTAACATATGTCTGCTTTTTCTCTTTCTGTATCCTTCGGATGAAGGCATAATAGATAATCTGCGTAAAATATGCAAATGGATTCTTAGATTTCTCTGGGTTGAAATTATCAATGTATAAAAGACAATTCTCAATACCATCTGAGATCATTTCTTCTTTATATGTATAGTTGATAAAATTGGGTTTGTATGAGAGATGTTGTGCAATCTTCATGATACATTCCCCTATGTAGTTAGGTACTCTAGGTCGTTCTGTATCTGATGCTTTTGCAGTCTCTACTGACTCTTTATACTTGGTCATCTCTACTAACAACTTTTTGTTGTCTACATAGTGATTTCTTGTTGGTTTTTTAGCCATATTAATTCCTCAATTCAATTACATAGATAATATCATAAAAATATTTGTCTGTCAATACAAAATAATTATTTTTTCTTATTGACAGAGTGCGAATCTTTTGTTACAATGGGTATGTGGACCCTTAATGATATACTTTATTATTACCTAACATCTTCATCATGTCTTCAATAGAATACTCTCCGTCTTCTTCTATGTCTGTTGCGGCTGGAGCGTTTGTCTGATTGAATTCTTCTGCGCCCTCTTCGAGCAGAGCCTCTCTTCTTTTCAATATCTTTTCGTAATGATCTATGATATCAGAAGCAGGAGTGCTGATCGTTAAGACATTGAACGCCTCAATCTCAACGAAACTATCTGAGCTATATTGCAACCAATCTATTAGTGTAGAATTAAAATCTCCAGTACTGGGATTCATAAACGATTTGATTTCAAAGGGGTCGTGCAATACTACTTTGTTTTTATCTTTTTCATTCGCATAGGCTTTACATATAATAACTTCTTTTGTTGTAAGTCTTAAAAGTTTAAAGTCGTTCATGTATTTTCCTAACCGTAAAGTTTGAGTTCATTAATTTTAAAAGAAAACTTCTCTTCATTGTAAATATTTATGCGTTCATAAAAATGCCGTATAGCAAAATTCATATAATTCTTATGTCTCATATCATCTGCGATATCATATAAGACAGCTGAAGTTTTGTTATTTCCCTTTCTTAATCCTCTACCAATAGACTGTAAGTTTCTTATCCTACTTTTAGAAGGAGAAGTGAATACAACATTATGCAAGTTCCTTATATTTATGCCTGTTGAAAAGGTTCCATATGAAGCGACAATAATTGCATTGTCTTCGGTTTCTGTTGTGGCTCGGATTGCCTCTCTGGTTTCTGTATCAACTCCACCAGATACGAAGAAAACTTTTCTACCTTCTTGTGCGTGATCTGATATTAACTTATGTAATGGAATTCCATGTTTCTCTACAAAATTGTAAAGTACTAGTGTATTACCTTTTAAGTCTAATGTCAAGTTTTTAATAAATTCATTTCTCCTTGGATTAGTGACGATATATTCTACCTCATCAGCATATTTCATCTTTTTAATTTCTTTGCAAGTTTCTTCAGAATATTTTAAAACTAAACATTGAATCTTAAAATCGGCAAGAGTTTTATTGTCAATCAACTTTCTAGTAGATGTAACCTGTTTTGCTTCACCAAACATTCCTGTCAATACAAGCTTGTGCGTCTTTGTTCCATCTAATGTTCCAGTTGTTCCGAATCTAAATCTGCAGTCAGTTAATCTGTCCATAATTTTATTGAGAGAGTTTGCTTTGAATAAATGACACTCATCTCCAATAACTACTCCAAACTGATCCCAATATTCTCTTGGCATTTTGTATATAGACTGCCACGTGGAAATGATAACTTTCTTATCTGAATGTTTATCTTGCCCTGCAAAAATCTTATGACAGTATTTTTCTACGTTCCATCCATAATCTTTGAAGTCGCCATACATCTGAGCAACTAGTGATGTTGTAGGAACGATTATTAATATTTTCTTGTTTTTCACTTCTGGGTGCATATTATAAAAGCGAACTAGTGTATATATGATTAAAGATTTGCCTGATGCTGTGGGCGATAGCAAAAGAGTTCTGTTCTTTTTGATGGCGTGATATATGGCGTCTAGTTGATAATCTCTATAAGAGATTGGTTTGCCTTGACTGTGCGGATTTATATACTTGGCCAAAGATTCTAAATCTTTTGGAGTAAATTCTTGGTCTTTTAAATCTTCATCATATACTATTTCATAATCATTTTTTTCACAGAAGAATTTTAACTGACTTACTAGCCCTAGATATAACTTGCAGTTCATAGGATTGAAAAGTCTAATCTTTCCATCCCAATATTTGTTTTTATACGACGGCATAAATTCAGCGCCAGGCACTTTGAATGTAAAATAATCTACAAGCTCTTTCAACATAAAAAGTTCTGGCGAGTCTACTTGCACATAGA